TCATCGAGCCAGCCGTGTTGGGAGTAGCCAAGCTCGACCCTGAAACCATGAAGCCGATCTCACCCGCGGTATGGGTGAGTGGCGGCGACACGCTGCCGGTGGCGAACCCGTACCGCGGCCCGCACACCTGCCCGAAGTGCGACAGCCGCGCCAACAAGACCGTGCGCAAGAAGGGCAAATCCCTTTGGCTGGTCTGCCCGGTCTGCGAGCACGCCTGGACGCGTTAGCTACTCCAGGCAGCTGTCGGTATTGACCACGGTCTGCCGCACCCTCTCCCGGTTCGTTTCCGTGGTGCGCTTCGTCTGTTTGATCAGCCCGCCCGGGCACGGATTGACGATAGGCGTTTCCTGGTAGATCCAGCGCCCGTAGGGCTGCTGGCATCCCGTCTCAACAACCACGACAGATATCAGGAGGACGTGTCGGATAAGGTGGCAATGGCTCAACACGGCTTTCAAAACCTGATCGGAGACGCCACCCCCAACAGGCTCGCGATGACATAGACCACGACAATCACACAGATCACCACAATCAACACGTTGATGATGGTGGCGAACGGGGCCGGGAGCGGGATGAGCGGAAGCAGTTGTTGTACGGCCCAGAGGATCACGCCCAGCACAATCAACATTAGGATGACAGATACCAAAGTTCCGATCATGGTCGCCTCCTTAAGGTCGTGTCGGCGCGATATGAAGTTCCTTCGTCATGATGTCGGTGATGCGCTCAATCGAATGCTCGTTCTTTCGCGTCGTTCCCTCCAGCACGGTCAGGCGCGTATTGATCTCGGCGAGATGCGGCGATCCGCGGACTTCCAGTGTGTTCACGCGCGCTTCGAGGTTCACCAGATAGATGCCGCCCACGATAGCCTGCCCGATCAGCAGGATTGCCAGCGCCTGATTTTCCTTGAACCAATGTGCCAGGGCGCTCATGGCGGCGGTACTGCCGGCTCACCGGGAAGCTCCTTCTGCATGAACGGCCACGGCTGCTTGGCCAACCCCTGGTAGGCTACGATCAATTGCGACCGCGTCAGGTACCAGGACTGTGCCGCGGCGCGCAGGGGGCGATGCCCGACAATGTAGGGGTCCGCTCCGGCCAATTGCCCGGCCGCGCAGCACATTTCGCCATTGCAGTACATCACGCCATCGGCCCGCGGCTGCGTAAAAGTGAGCGGGCCGCTTTCGTCCGTGATGACGAAGGAGAGGGTCACGCCGCCGCCTCCAGCGCCTCGATGCGCGCCATGGCTTCCTGTAAAGCTTTGGTCAGTGCGGCGATGACCGCCATCGGATCAGGCGCCTGTAATACGTTGTCCGCGTCCTTGCGACCCGTCGCTGCGCCCTTACAAAGTGTTTCTTGAAGTTCATGCGCAGCGAAACCCCACCGCTCAGTGTTATCTTCCGCGATCAGAGGCTTGCCTTCTTTCTTTGCTGCCTCTTTCATACTTTTTGGTGTGTGCTCTTTCTGCTTATAGCTGATCGGATTTAATTGTTTGATTTTCTCCCAAGTGCTTTGCAGCGGTGTCATGTCTTTCTTTATACGATAATCAGATAGCAGCACGTTGCCGACGCCAACATCACCGATGTACATAGCACCGTTGCCGTCGCCCTCTCCCCAGTTGATGTTGTAGGCATACACACCGCTATTGAAACCTCCATGCGTCTTGATACCCCCCGGACAATTTACAACATTACCATTACCTACGTAAAATCTTGTATTGATTACAAGTGAGTCAAATCCGGGAGCACCATTGATATTAAGGTTCGGCCACTGTAAATAGAAGCGACAATCGAAGTCGGAAGGAGACCCAGTAGTCTTAAAATCGATAGCTTCTGGTCCCTCGATCCAACTGACGGCAATGCCGGGATTGCCGTATAGACCGCCGGCAGATCCTGCACTCGACGCAGTAGCGGCATTGCCCGTGCAACTGCTGGAACTGCCGGTGCAGCTGCCGTTAACGTTGCCGTTGACGGTGCCGTTGAGCGTGCCGTTAAAGGATGACGCGAAGACGCCGCCCCCTGGAAGACTATAATTGCTGCCGTCCCAATATAAATACCGATCACCTACAGCATTCAATCGAAGCACACCGTTACTGGCTTTTAAATCACCTGCAGACGTTATATTGCCGCTCGAATTGACATTGCCGCAATTGATGATGTTGGTAGTAAGCGTGTAGCCGTTCGTGGTAAGCGTCGAACACGAGATCGCGTTGGTGGCGATGTTGCCGTTGCAGGTGAGGCTGCCGCCGGTAGTGATGCTGCCGCTGGCAGTGAGGTTTCCGATATTTAGTGTATTGAGGGTACCAGCCATGTTTTGAACATAGACTTGTCCGTTTGACCTAATGATATTATTGGTCCCGTCAGTTACCAACAAATTAGTTGCATTTAAATAAATCGTGGGCACTGTCAGCGCACCGGTCATCGTGTCGCCGGTCAAATTGACGTAAGCAGCGTCCAGCTCGGCGGCACTGCCGGCTTGCTGCACCCACGCACCCCACACCCCACCATTTTTCCTCCGGGTGTATACCGGATTTGGTGTTCCGGGGGTCGTCACTTGAATGAATATATCATTCGTTGCATCCGTTATAATGATGCACGTTCCAACAAAGCGGTTGGTTCCATTGGGGGCAGAGGTGGCTCCAATCGCAGACCAGAACGACCCGGCCTCAAATGCATGCGCGTCGTAATTGGTGACTTGCTGCCCCGCCGCCTCGGCCTTGAGGTTGGTGCGCGCCGTTGTTGGATTGTCTGCGCCCGTACCGCCCATGTTGGACGGCAATGGCTGGTTCAACGTGTTGGTCAAGTCATTGATGAACGTGTTGTAGCGGGCACTGAAAATCGTCTGGCCCGAATTGCCCTGCGTCCCGGACGGATAATAATAAATCCCGGTCCCAATATCGCGCGGCATTGCGTCCTCCTCAGTAGGTGAACTGGCGCATCATCGACGGCACCAGCGCTTCGCGGCCATCATCATACGGCGTTCCGCCCTCGACCGTCGTGGCTCCAACAAAGGCCCGACCGGATGGACCCATGCCAGGACCCGCGACCGGGACCGATCCTTGCGTCTGCGCCCGGTAGAGCGGCGAATTGGCTCGCTGCGCAGCGGCGACTTCTTCCCATCGGTTCTGCAGCCCGCGCTGCCCGAAGCCGTACGCAGCCCGACCAAGGCCACCGCCGACAGCGGAACCGACAGCGGAACCAACGCCGCCGCCGGTCGCAATGCCAAACGGGCCGCCGGCAATGCCGCCGACTGCTCCAGTCCCGCCACCTACAACACCGCCTACGCCTGCAGCCACTGCGCCCTTCTTGGCGCCGACCAGATTGGCGAGCCACTCCGCATGCGTTGGCGTGATGGCGGTTTCCAGCTGGCTCTTTGTCTCCGGGGTCCAGCCACGTAACTTAGGCTGCGCGCCGGTTGCGTCGGTCTTCAATAGCCGATTGCCTTCACTTACCAGCTGATCCCCGACCGGCGTTCCCTTCGTCCGCTCGACCCGCTGCGCATTGGCAAGAGGCGCCTCCACCTGACCTGCGCGCGCCCAGGCGGCGTAGTTGCCGCGCGCCGTCTGCGCCACCTCGGCCGCCATTTGGCCGAACTGCGGCGCCGACGTCACGGCGCCAGACTGCGGCGCATTGACCAGGAACCGATCGAACGTTTGGCGCAGAATGCCAGCCGCATAGCCGTTCTTCTCGCCGGCGCCGGTCGTGTTCTTCATGCCGGTGAGGGCTTGCCGGGCTGCCTCGATCTGCGTTGGGCCAATGTCGCCATACCGATTGGCCCAGCCGTAAGCACCATTGCGCAGGTTTTCCATGACGCGATAGACCGCCGTCGCGTTCTCCGGAATGGCACTGCCCTTGAGCATGGTCTGCTCGGCCGCCGCGAGGTCCCTGGCAAAGTGCGGCATCGAGTAAGTCGCCGGGATTTGCGACAGCGTCTTGTAGTTGCCCTGGTAAGCCGTTTTCAGATCAGCCGATGGCGGAACCGGGATCTCTCGGCCCGTCGCCGGATCCCCCGGCCGCTGCGTCACGGCGGATTTCGGGATCAGAGGCGCGAGGGCGGCGTTGATGGCGCCACCGACCGCGGCGCCCTTGCCGGCGTTGTACAGGTAATCTTCGGGCTTTCCGGTAAAGGTCTGGCCGGCACCCTGCACGCCACCAAAGATGGCACCCTCGGTGCCGTAGCCGGCGACGCGCGCCGGCACGGTGCCGCCACCGTAGCCGGCAATCCCCGCACCAATCTTGGCGGGCGCCATGGCGCCTGCGGCGGCAACGCCGCCTGACACGTCACCCAGCGGCGTGGCGATCGGTGAGCGCTCGCGTCTCTCCTGCAGGTCTTTGAGGCGCGCGTCGATGGCGGTGTTGTAGTCAGGCTGCGCCTTCCAGCCGAACGTGCCGCCCAGCATGGGATCCGGCAGCGGAACGCCCTTGCCCTTGGCGACGTCGAGCACGGCATCCAGGCGCGGAGCAATCCCGGCCGAGAACGACTTGCCGGTAGCCATGAGATAGTCGCCAAACCCCTGACCTAGCCAGGATGGCCAGCCCATCTCGGACTGCTGCTTGCCGGTCTCGGTGGCCTGAAGGGCGGGCTTACCGGGATCGTCTTCGTAATGCCTGGAGCGCGGCGCCCCGGCTGCCGGCGCTCCTGTCCCCGGATCGTCGTCGTAGAGGCCCATCAGCGCGCCCCAGGGTTCAACTGCTTGCGTTGCAGCACGAAGGCGGCAGCACCCGGACCATAGCGCTGATCAAAGTCCGCCATGTGCGCTTGGGCATTCGGGCCGGCGGCCCCTTCAAAGAAGCGCGGCAAATGCTGGTTGTTGAACCAGTTGGCCTCGGGTGATCGATACCTGGCCTCCAATGTTGTCGTGCCCGTGTTCGGATCCCGCTCACCCAGACCCTTGAAGATGCTTTGCGCCTTCTGATCGTAATCCGCCATATGCTGGTAGCCGCGCTGTAGTTGCTGCCGCAGCAAGGCCTCGATCGCAGGCTTTTCCATCGTGATCTCGCCGGCTTGCGCCTTGCCCATCGCAGTCTCGTAGCCGCTCACCGGCTTGAGGTCCTTGACCAACTCGCCCACGGTCGAAAGCAGCTTCGCCTTGAGCAACTCGGTCGAGCCGGCTCGCTCGGCCAGTTGCTTGTTCTGTGTCGCCCAGGCTCCCCACTTGGCCAGATCGAGCCGGGTATTCGCTCCCGCCCCGATGAAAACGCCCTTGTTCATGGCGTCGAGCGCCATGGTGAAGTCCTGCATGCGCTCGGCGGTCTTGCGCACCGATGTCTGTTCGTCGCTCATCGCCTTGCGCACCTCGGGCGCCGGAGCGCCGGCTCGGAGCTGGATCTGATTGTCGACGATGGCTTGGTTCTTTTCCGCGATCTTCACCGGATCGGTCTTGGACAAGTGCTCGTCATAGAGGCGCTTGTTTTCCTCGTCGATCAGGCGGTCCCGGCGCGTGATCTTTTCCTTGGCGAGCCCAGTCTGCTCGACATGCAAGCGATCGTTCTCCTCCTTGATCCTGGCAGCAGCATTGACCGCCTGCGTGCGCAGACCTTCGCCGGTGTAAGGGTTTGTTGAAATCGCTATCGCCCGATTGTATTTTTCCCGCAACTCCGGATTGACCCACGGCGACGGCAATGTCTGGGGCGGCCCAAACCTTTTCGTGGCCTGCGCCTCGGACATTGGCGTGAACTGTGATGTGTCTGGGAGCGCGCCGCCTGGCGTAACCGGAACGCCGGGAGATCCAGGCCTTGCAGGTTGGACGGTCGGCTGGCCAGGAACACCGCCGCCAGGGCCAGTCGGAAGCACTGGGGCTGGAGCTGCCCCACCAGCAGGACCTCCACCGAAGCCACCGACCTGCGCCACCATTTGCGGCGGGACGCCGCCGCCAGGAGGTGCTGGGCCTGCTGCGTCTGGATTGAAGGCCTGGTTCTCTCCGGCAATCTGCTGCGCCATCCCGGCGCGCGCGGCGTCGACGGCAGGATCAAGGCTTGCCCCTCCAAGAGGCATCCTTTGCCCCGGACCGGGGAGAGGCATCCTTTGCCCAGGCGGTGGGGCAGGAAGCGGCATGCGCCCCTCTGGCGAACCTCCCGGAAGCGGCATACGCCCCTCTGGTGGCGGAGCAGGAAGCGGCATGCGCCCATCCTGCGGAACCCCTCCGCCTGCTACGGGTTGCGGTCCCGGTGTACCGCCCGGGATCTGACCCGCCATTCCAGGTGGCGGAACCGAAGGGGCTGGAGGTGCTTGGTCCGGACGCTCCGCCATCGAGGCTCCGGGTCCGGCGGGAGACGGCCCGCCGTATGTGAGGCCGGGCTGGCCGGCGTCGGACATGGTGCCGCCAAGCGATGCCATCTGAATTCCGGCCGGTCCTGCCGGCTGCGATCCCTGCGCGCCGCCCATCAGGGCTTCCGCCATCTGCGCGCGCGAAAGGTTCGTCTCAGGATCAAGTTCTGCACGCGGGGAAGTACCTGCTCGCGGATCCTCTGCTCCGGAAGGTGGCGTCTTGACCACAGGCGGGGAAGCTTCGAATACGTCTGCGTTCTTTTTTGCCGTCGCAGCGTCACGCGCTATCATCTGGCGTTCCGACTGCGAGAGCTTGTAGTCGCGAATGCCTTCGCCGATGCTCTCGCCAACCGAGAAGATCCCCTTGCCGATCGTGTTGGGATAGTCGCGCGACTTGGCCGCCAGCGCAGCCGCAATGGCTCGGCGCGCCTTCAGTTGCTCCAGGGTCAACCCCGGCCCGCCAGGGTCGGCGGAAAAGAACGACGCAATCAACGGGTTCTCGGTGAGAGGATCCGGCATGGCTCATGCACTCCCGAAGATCGAACCCAGCTTGTCACGATCGATGTGCTTGAGACCGCCGATCGTCTTCACGGCGCGCGGTTCAAGCCGCTCGACGTCCTGCGCCATCGGTCCGACATGGCGCTTCCCGTCGTCGAATTCGTCCTTGTAGTCGTATGCGTAGATCGGCAGCGCGCCCTTGGTCGACAGGATCGAGCCCATCGGAGCAATGTTTTCCTTGGCGCGCACGTCCGACAACATCGCCGCCGATCCGATCTTGCCACCCGCGCCAAGAAGGCCGCCCATGATGTCGTTGAAGCCGGTCGATTGCGTTTTGTAGATATCGTTCTGTTGCGCAAAGTTCTGGTTGATCAAGCCAGCCACGTCCGTGGTCGGGATCGAAGTGCGCTGCGCATTGATGAAGTTCGGCGCCTGCACCTGCGAGCCAGACATCAGCGCTGCAATCTCGTTGAGTGGCTGATTGCGCTGCTGATACTGCTCCTGCAGGGCCTGATTGCGCTGTTGGTTCGCCGCATTGAACTTCGTAGATTGCAAACCGAGCATCTGATTTTGCGCGGCGTTGTAGAATTGTCCGCGCGCTGCAGCTTGATCAAACTGACCTTGCGCCGCGGTATTGAAAAAGCCGGCGCGCGCCGCGTTCTGCGCCTCGGCCTGCTGCTGGGCCTGGTTCTGAAAGCCGGCCAGGCCGAGCGACTGCTGATAGCCTTGCTGTTGCGCAGCATTATGAAAGGCAGCCTGCTGCGCCGACATTTGATCCATGCGCTGCTGCTCTTGCCCGCCCGCCGCAACGATGCCAAGGCGCGTGTCGGTGACTTGCCGATTGAACGGATCGTAGGCCCCCTGATAGGCCTGGCTGCCGTAGCGGATGCCCTGGTCGGCGAGCTGCTGGCGCAGCCTATCTTCCTGCTGTTGCAGCTGCGGATTGACCCGCTCGAACATGGACTGCTCGATGCGTTGCCGATCCGCAGAGTAGTTGTCGGTAGGACCGTATTGCTGCTGGATCTGGCCGGCCGAGTTAGGATCAAAGCCGCGCGTGATGTCGCCACCGGACGCGTAGCTGCTTTGCAGCCCGGGTGTGTCGCCGATCTGCGACTGCGGTGCGCCAACCTGATTGAACAGGTTGATGTCGCCCATGGCGGGCGCGCTGCTCGTGTCCAGCGGGTGTGACAACAAGTCTCCGATTGCGGCGGACTGCTGGTTGGCAATGCCAGCCATGTTCATCTTGGCGGCGTCGGTCTGCGCCTGAATTTGCGCGTACTGCGGCGACAGTGTCTGTGTCGCAGTCCATCTCGGGATATTGTAGGACTGACCGGTTACCGGATCGGTATAACCATAATTGCCGGTCACATCGAAATTCAACGAACCTTGCGCCGTGTTCTGGTTGGTGTTGCCCAGGTACGAATTCGCAATCGCAGTCGACACGTTGGTGCCGGTCTGCGCCGCGGCAGTCGCCATTGGGTTAGGCGGAGTTGGAGCTTGCGGACTATCGAACAGGCCCATCAGGCGGCCTCCTCTAGTTCAACGATACGACGATTAAACCGGCTCTCGTGCCAGTCCTCTGCCGTCAGGGTCGCGATGACGCCATCCTTGCCGCGGCCATAGAGCCGCGCGATCTTCACGAAGGCAAAACCGATGACGGCAAGCTGTCGCTGCAGCCGAAAGTCGCTTTCCGCGACCTGCATGACCACCATTTGGCAGCCGCATTCGACGAACGGGTAGTCGAAAATCCGCTTCAGCACGGGACGCGTCAACCAGCGAGCCGAAGCGGACGCGCCCGACATGACGATCGTACCAGCCTCCGGGCTCCAGTGGTGATAAACGACGCCACCGATGAGCTCGTCGTCCTTGACGACGCCGATCGCCTTGCCGCCAGCCACCACGCCACGCGGCATGCCGGTCAGCCTGGCGACAAAGTCACCGACTTCCTCGTCCTTGCCATAGACGAACCGGATCATCCGACACCACCGCTGCCGCCAGAATTATCGCCGCTGCTGCTGCTGCCATCGCTGCTGCTTCCGCTGGAACCGCCGCCGCCACTAGTGTCGCCGCCGCCGCCACTGGTGTCACCGCCGCCGAAGCCCCCGACAGCGCCGCCGGCACCCATGCCGCCAGTGCCGGGGCTGGCTGCGCCAAAGTCGCCATAGCCACCGCCACCAGGAGAAAAGCCCTGCGCGCCGCCGGTATTGCTCATCGAAGCGCTGCCCTCGAAACCGCCCGTGGCGGCGCCACCACCGAAGGCGCCAAAGCCGCCAGGGCCAGAGAACCCAGCTGCGGAAAAGTCGCTGCTGGGTGTGTTGGTGCCCGTCTGGTCCGGCTCGTTCACTGCAGTTTGGGTGTAACCATTGGGCGTCACCGTACCAACGAAAGTCGGAGTTGAACTTGGTTGCGCAAGAGCGGCCCGATCCATTTCATTGAGGTCAGTCTCGTCTTTTGGTGTTGCTGCCGGGAAGCCGGCTACTGGAGCCCTGTCAGGCGTGCCAAAGGTCCTGTCAAAATCCGGAGTAGCGGGTGGCGCAGTGGCTGGAAGATCAGCAAAGCGATCGGCAACCGTAGCCGCGAATGTTGCGGTTGGGTCGTAGCCCCCCTTGCCGCCAAATCCCGGCAAGCCCGCCGTCATGGTCGCGCCGCTATTCCAACCATTCGGATTACTCTCCGTTGGGCTGGGAGTTACTGCGCCAGGGGCATTGGTGTTGAAGCCGCCCGGTGCGTCCGGAACGCCGCCCGATCCCAACGTAATGCCACCGACATGTCCGGCACCGGCATTGAAATCAGCCGCTGCAGGATCGTAGTCTCCCGCGACAAACGGCGTGCCCTGCGGCCCACCCAGCCCCTGCCCGCCCAGCGCACCAATAACCTGCCCGTCCAACCCTAGCGCGCCTGGCCCGCGCTGAAAATCCGCAGCACTCATCTGCGGTCCTGTAGATTGTCCACCAATCGGCCCGCGCTGGAACTCCATCTGCTGCCGCGCGAGTACCGCCGCGAGGTCATCACGCGAAACCGGGGCGGAGGGAGAAACCTCGGGATAAAGCATCAGGATGACCCCAGACCCGTGCCAGTGTTCATGTCGATCTTCTGCTGCTGCATCTGCTGCATGATCTGGTTCGCCAGATCGTCACGGGTCGGCATTTGCCCCCCAATCGGCCCGCGCTGGAAATCCGCTTGCTGTTGTTGCGGCTGTACAGCAGGCGTGACAGCGCCGGGTGCAGGGCCGCCCTGAGGCTGGACCGTCACGTTGGGGCCGGGCGTATAGACTTGGTTTTGCGCGGCTGCCTGCAGCAAGGCCGGATCGACTGACGTCATCTGCGGAAAGCCGGCGCTCACGCCGGTCTGGGGCGTCGGCACCTGATATCGCTCGATCTGGGACCTTGGCCACGTTCCGGCGCGCGGGGCTTGCCAGTCCACCACGTCCTGGGCCGACTGCGCGTCGCCCGGAATGTAGGGCGGGGCAAACACACTGCCGAGTGCATTTCTGGGAAGCGCCATGATGGCTCCTATACGGCAATGCCGGCCTTCGCGGCCAACATGCTGATGCCGAGCATTTCGACGTCCGGCCGCGGAATTTGAAAGACCGACACTTGTACGACCGGGGCGTGCGACCAGCCAGTCTCCCCAATCGAGACCCACATCGTTGTCCGCGGCGGCCCGCTAGAGGCGCTGGGCTGATCCCAGCGCGCGGCACCGGCCTCCGGCGTCGGGACCGGAAGCGGATCCGGTGGAACGACCGGGCCACTCGATCCCCACAGGCCCTCGTCCCACACCTCGGACGGGGCAGAAAGCGTCCCGGCCGGCGGCGGCGGCGGAATGTCTATGCTGTAGTTGACGCAGGCCGAGACGGACGGAATGAACGTATCGTTCGCGCGCCCGAAAAACGCACAGCGCGCCTGCGTCAGTGTGAACGTGACAGGCGGCTCGCCGAACGTTTCCCAGCCCCCGACATAGGTGCAGGTGTAGGCCCGCAGCGGGTACGCAGTGCTTCCCTCCACGGCCGGCAAGATCGGGCGCACGGCACTGTAGTCGGATCCACCAAAATCGGCCTGCACGATGCGACCGTCCTGCGTGCTAAAGTACATATTGCCGGAAAGGACGCAAAACTGCAGGGCATCCCAGCCCCGATACAGCGACCAGGCGCCAGTCACCGTATTGGCAACGAGGCAGCGCCAGTCACCTTCCAAGCCACCCGGCAAGGTAACGAACAAGGCGCCTAAGTCGTCCCACTTGCACATGCTCCATGGCCGGTCCTCCTTGTCCAGGACTTCCTGCTGCCAGAGTGGATGAACGACGCGCGTAAGAGCCGAAAATTCCAGTGCGGCGACGTCCTTCGTCTGCACCTGACTTATTGGCACCAGGCCGTCCACCGTGATGATCAGAACGTCGCCGCCAATGTTCAGCCATGAATTCTTCCCCATCGGTCGCGACATCTGATAGCGCCCTTGCTGGCGCCAGTTCGCAACGTCGCTCGGATTGGTGCCGCTAAAGATCGCGACCTCACCTTCAGTCGTGACGAAAATGCACTTGTCGTCGATGCCGTCCCCGGCGGAGACCGACCAAGTGCAGCCGAACAGCAGCGTGCCGCCCTTGTTGAATGAGCCGGAGAGCGGAATATTCAGCAGCGCGCCGCCAACCGCGTCAATGTCGAGATACCACGCATTCATGCTGCCGCCCTGAATGAAGAACAGGCGGCGGCGATACTTCCAGACTTGCGTGAGACCGCGCCCGTCCACGACGGGAGTGCCAACCGGGCCGGTAAGCCGACCGGGCTGCCCAGCCGGCGGCGTGTAGGACGGGATCAACTGCACCCAGCTGGTACCGTTGAAGCGCAACGGATAGTCGCCGGTGTCATTGACCGCAAGCAGCCAGTCACCGCCGGCGTTGGAGAATTGCGCGGTCGAGAAGTAACCGTCAGCGAGCGTGACGCCGGTGATGAGCGTCGCCGTTGCCGATGTCACGTCGTAAAGCTTGTGGGCGTTCGTGGCGAACAGCTTGCGCAGCGTGCCGGTGACGAAATTAAACAGCGACTGCACCGGAGTGGTTTCGGGCAGCGAGCACCACGTCTGCGAGCCCCCGCGCAAGCGAATGGATTTTTCCGTCGTGAACCAATTGTCCAGCACCAGGGCCGCGGACGGCTGCATGAAGGCCGGGTTTTCGTTCAGGATCAGGCCGCGCGTCGGAGCCGAGATGGTTTTCGGAAGAACCTGCTGCGCAACTTCCGCAGGCGCCCCAAAGCGCCGGAACTCGCGGTAATGCGGCAGGGATCGGCTCATGGCCCAGGCCCAACGAAAGTGGCACCGGCAGGCGTCGGACCCCAATAAGCAATGGTCGCGTCGGAAGAGATCGGATAGCGGCCAACGATGATCGGCGCCGGCTTGTCGTTGCCGGCTATCCGCGACAGCGCGTCCTCGTAGTTGGCAAGATCCTCAGCATAACTCGCGCCCTTGTTCGCCTTCCATTGCCAGATCATGCCGAGCTTGAGCAACCGCTCTGGCAGCACGAAGGTGTCGGCATCGTTCAAGAATTGCGTGCCGAAGCCGCCGCTGGTCAAAATCACACAAGTGTTGCGCAGGTAGTAGAATTTCGCCATCTCGGCCGGGACAACCGGCGGACCAGCACTTGATGCGGCGAGCATCGGACGAATGTGTATCTCGTTGTTGAAGATAGTCCATTCGCCAACCGGGATGGTGCGGCCCTGCAGCTCTCCACGCAACCAATCGTCCGCGTCAGGAACGAAAGTCATCGGCGCCGTTGTGTTGGTCGATCGCCACACCTGCGAAGTCAGCAGCATGCGATGATAGTCGGCTGGCAATGGGTGATTTATTTCCCCATTAAAGCCTATGGTGCAGAGCTGACGCAATGTCGTCCAGTCGCGCGTGTCGTAAGCAATGCGCTGTGCCATTTCATTGGCGAGCTGGACGAATTCCCAAGCAGTGCGGTCGACGTAGGGGGAGAGAAAAACGCTGCCGCTCGGTGGCCTGACGCCGACAACCGCGCAAACCTCCCTGACGACCGACTGAACCGTCATCTACCGATTTCCTGCGCCATGCGCGTCAAGGTCCGCATTGACGGATTGCCGACCGGACGCTTCCCGGTCTTCTCGATGATGAGTGCGCGCAGTTCGTCACGGCTCATGCCGATCAGCTCGGCGGCGACGTTTGGCCCGGGCGAAACCGTGCGCTCGTCTTCGCCTTCGCCGTCTTCTGGCTCCTCGTCTTCCGGCTCGCCGACAGGCTCGGGCGGGACCGGCGGACGCACCGGGTCTTTCGGAGGCGGTTCAAGAGAGCTGCTGGCCAGCTGCTTGTCTTCCTGCAGGACGCGGATCTGCGCCAGCAGGGCATCAATCTGGACCTGCTGCTTCATGATCATGGCGTCGTGCCCGGACGTGGCTAGGTAGTCGATGGCCTTGTTCTTCATGTCGCGGCCGCCGATACCCAGGTTCTTAAGCGGCTGGCCGTCGAGCTCGGCGAGCGCCTCGATGGTGTAGATATTCAGTGCGCGGAGCTCGGCCCGCTTCGCGTCCGTCAAAAAAGGAACATAATCGAGCGGTGTTCCTGATTTGGTCTGCTGCTTCTTGGCCAGGAACTGCTGGTATTGGCGCGGAAACCGCTCCGCGTAGGTCAAGTTCTGCTGTTCGCCGGTCTCCTCGTCGACTTCCCAGTGCGATCGCTCCTGGACGAGATGCACGGTGCTGTCCTTCGAGCCGGCAATGCGGATCTCGCACACATCGGTATCCTTGAAGATAGGCCTTCCAGCCGCGATGCTCGCGCGCTCGTCCTTGAAGGCCATCGTCTTGAAAAACGGCGTAATGCCTGCGGATCTGGTTCCGAGTGCCATGTAGTTCCTCCAAAAAAGCCGGGAGCCCCGAGGGCGAGGCTCCCGGTCGGCAAGACTGATTACGGGGTCGTATCAGTAAAGCGCCAGTTGAACATAGGATTAGTCATAGTAAGCTCGCCCATCCAACCAATAAACTGGGCAATCGCGTCTTTATCAATTGGCATCTGACCTTCACCCTTGAACAGTCTATCGAAGTTTCTGTTCGGGTTATACCTGATGCGCAAAGTATCCGTGTTGAGGCCGAACGTTGTGTCGTTCGGCATGTTGCTGCCGATGCCGCCGTCGAGCACGATTTCTGCGCGCTTGCCGCCGCCGATGTACTCCAGCGACGTGAAGCCGAGCTTGCCGAGACTGGTTTCGTTGTTGATGCGCTGGATTGCTACTGTAGCAGCGTCATACGCGGCGTAGTGTTCCGGGGACATGATCAGCAGATCGGCGTACTGCTTGCCGCGGCTCTGCTTGGTCATGACGTAGTTCAGCATCGGGCGGATCGAGGTCGATGTGACTGCCGTGCCAAGCGCCGCAGGAAGGCCGGGGAGCGTCGTGCCGGCGAGGGCCTGCGCGTCGTAGGTCGTCGTGCGCCAAATCGCGCTGTTGGCCTGCGTGCGGTCAATGCCGGCATACGTGCCGGTCGCCACCAGGATCGGGATGGCCGCCGCCAGGCCGGTCAGCTGCTTGCCGCCGAATGCCGTTCCGTTGCTGTAGATCGCGGCGTCCATGGTGTCTTCGAGCGAACGCTCCGCGGCGTCCATGTACGCTTCCAGGGTGTCGATGATCTGCGCGTCGCCCTCGTTGTTGAGGATTTCCTGCATCGACAGGATCACCGGCACGACGACCATCTTCGGAGAATAGAAGACGTCGTTGAACAAATCCAACGCTGGGTTGAGCAACTGATCGTATCCAGAATACCA